GCTGGTGTTTCCATCAGATCCAACGGACTGATGCCTGTACGAACAGCGAGCTGCGCGATCAGGTTTGTGGCTCTTCCTGCGGGCCCTGTTTGGCTTTTGGGAGAAACGTAATATCCATGACGTTCTCTACCCAAGTGCTGAACAACGGAACCACAATCTTCTTGGTTCGTAACGCATCCCAAGCCAACCATGCGAGAGGCTTGAATTTCATATCTTCTAAGAAACGGCCCACGGAGAGCGTGGGGTGGTGATCTTCCCACCTGCACGCAACTCCGTAAGTGATCGGTGCTTCGAATGTTTCACCGTCAGCCATTTCTACTTTTAATGTCATGCCAATCATGTCGGGGTCCTTTGGTTAGTTAATGATTACGGGTTGGTGATGTCGCGCACCCAAGTGCCGCCGACATAACTGACGCTTACTTGGCTGAGCTCTCCAACGGTCGTTACGATCGGCGTAAACGAAGCCAACATCGCATTAGTGATCGTGTACTCAGGGTTACTTGCAGACTCGGTTGTGCCTGCTGGTGAGATGACCAGAGTGGTGGTGCCGTCGCCGACCTGATCAAACAGGGTGGCTTCAATTTCGCCAGTTCCGTAGTTCATGAACATCGTCAAGGTGACGTTCACCATTTGGAGCCCCGAAACGAAGCGGTGCCCGGTATCGCCGAAGGTCGTGGATTCGAGTGAGTCGTATCCGATCTCAAGCGAGGCCGCAGAGGTGTTCTGAGTGACATCCACTCCACCGATGGTGACGGTTGGGTTGGACAGGTAAACGGTTTTTGTTGTGGGCATGGTTTTTCCTTTATGGGATGCGCTTAGAAGCGATTCTGATAGTTAGGTCGTATGCGGGTAATTCTTGTGAACCGATTTGAGCAAGCGACGGTGTGCCACTTACAACGGCGATCGGGCTGTTCATGATTGTGTCCACGACGCCGAGAATGTAGTTTGCCGAATCGCTGTTGCCGGGTGGCGCTCCAAGGATTCGGAGATCAACTGTGATGTCGGCGATTTGGTTGTTGAAACAAGTAAACGTCGGTAGTTCCACGAACACGGTGAGCGGTCGTGCGTTGCGCGGATCGGTGACAGGCTTGAGTCCCAACGCTGTAAGCGACGCTGACACGGTGTCAACGGTATCCGTGAAGATGCCTGCCATTTCATGCACACTGCGATCGTTTAATGCCGAGCAATTGGTTGACTCGACCCAAGGTCATGAGCGGTGGTCCTGTCATGTCACCAAACGACGCGTAACTGTCTCCAGTGGTCCCGCGTTCACGGTAAAGCCCTGCGGCGTAAAGCGTGGTTCCTAACAGCACTGAGCTGTCAGGGACGGTCGTGAGACTGTCGTGGTAACCAGCCTGAACGCGACGCCTGAAACACCAAGCGTTTGCAGCTGCGACACAAGTCGTTAAGAACGCGGTGTCATTTGCCGTGGCCGACGAGATCCCGAGAAACTCAATTACTGGCGCAGTTGATGACAACCATGTACAACTCAAGGTCCATGTCAAAGTTCCAAACGGATCAGCTGCAGATCGTTCTAGATCGTCGCCGACATCTTGAAACATCAACTGGTTGACAATGATTTCGTTTTCGTTGTAAAGCAGGTCGCCTGCTTCGTTAACGCCAGCAAACAAGTTGACCGGTACAGCGATAACAATGTGCGTGCCGTTGAGACTGTGACCGAGTCCAGTAAGTGTGATTGTCTGGCCGACTGTGATGTCGGTTGCTTCGAGGGTCTGCACCACAGCAACATCGTCTAGACGCTGGTGGTGCGTCACGCTGAATGTGGCCATGGTGCAGTCTCTCTACTTAGTCAGTCGGATCAGGCGAACGTGAACTTGACGAACTTGCTTGAGTCAATCATCAATGCGGCAAAGTAGCCACGGAACGCAATGGTGCGGCTCAAGGTGGACGGGTTGTCCAATGAGATCGCGCCCTTCTGCTGTTCAAACAGTTCGTAACCAGATGCGTCGCCGACGATACAAGTCGCACTGGCGAAGTTGCGGTCGACTACAACTTGCAGACCGAAAGCGTTTCCGTTGACTTGACCGGGTGCAAGATTGCCGAAAGCGTTCATCGGTCCGATCTGTGGGAATAACGGACGCTTGCTTGAATCCGACAAAGAAATCAAATCTTGCCAAATTCCAGGAGCCACAAATAAGTGAGTCGGCAAGTTGCCATTTGACGAAGTGAGAATTGTTGCTGCAGCTGCTGCAATTTCAGCGGCCCATACTTCAGGTTTGCCAGTGTCGGCAGCAGCAAAAGCTTGAGTCGTGGTTGCGCCAGCGACCAAAGTGTCGGCTGCGTAGTTGTCGGTTGCGTTTGCGTAGATACGGCCCATGTCGTCAAGCAAGATTGACAAGATTGCGGGATCGGTCCAATCAAGATCGGCTTCAGAGATGTTGACATAGCCACCGAAAATTTGCTTGGTGACCTGATTCGAACTCACCACGAAAGTACCTGACTGGTTGCTCATTTCGGCAAGGCTTGCACCAATGCTTGTGTGAGTCGTGACCTCGGGTCGAATGAAGATCTTGCCTCCACCGGGCATGGACTTGGCACCAACTGCATCAACAACTGGGCGACGGCCGATAAAGTTGTTGTAGACGGGCCCAAGGATTGGGGTTGGGAGCACACCGGGTGTGTCGGTGGTGACCACGTCGGGAGCTGCGGCGCGAAGTGCTTCGTGCATACGTTCCCAAGCAGTTCCGCCAGCAATGGCAGCACTCAAGTATTCGACAGCGGTCGGCAATTTTGCGTCACGCTTGACAGCGGTTGCGTAAATGGGTTGAGTCGCAACTGCGGCTTCAACGGTTGTGGGTTCTGACATTTCATCCTCCTCGGATGGTGTTGGGGTTGTTTCTGTTGGGGTTTCGGTTTCGTCGGGTTCGCTTTCATCGGGTGATGAGGCGGCGACTGAGTAGACCTGTGCTGATTCGTAGGCTGGCACAGTGACAAGCGACAGTTCTACGAATCGGGCTTGAGAGACCTCTAGGGTCCCGTCTGACAGGCGCTTGAACTTGGTGGGGATTGCGCCCACCGAAACGCTGTCTAAAGCGCCGTCGGCGAGCAGTGCAAGAGCGTCATCGGCGGCGCGAGTTGCGCTCAGTTTTGCCACAAACATCATGCCTTCACTGGTGGACACTCTTTCGGTGACTCGACCAATGACGCGCGTGTCGTCGTGGTATTCCAAGAGCTTTGGCATCGGGCCATCCTCAGGAAGTGAGCCCTCAAGAAAGACCACACTCTCGCCACCACTCAATTGGGCTTTGACATTCCACGGGACTGCAAGCCCAGTGATTTGACGCGACGGTTCACCATCAGCGGACGCGTCCAGCGTGATCTGTTGAGCGGTCAATCTAATCATGAATATTCTTCCTCGCGGTTTCCTGAATCAAAAGCGGGTTCGCGCTCAACATTCCCTAAATCGTTTTCGTAGACGTAGTCCGAGACATCAAATTTGACGTACCGTCCACGCGGCAAAAGTTGGTTCATTGACAATGTTTGCTCAATGGCATCCAAATATTGTTTGGTGCCAAACAAGTAAAGATCTTGGCGTGCCTGTTGCGCGTTCTGGTATGTGTAGCCCTGTACGCCGATGCCCAAAAGGTATGCGGGAATTCCAGTGGCCCGAGACAGTTCTAGCGACTGGAATTGACGCGACTCAATTAGTTGCAGTTTGTTCGGGTCACTGGAGAACTCTTTAAAAGTCACGACGCTGTTAAGTGCGCCAATGGCACCGACTTGTCGAGCATTACGCCAAGCAGCTGCAAGTTCGGAAAGATCTTCGGCTGACATTGGTTCGGATGCGTCGGTCTGTTGCAACCAACCAGCGGCAATTTCGTTGACAGCAAAACGGTCGGCGGCTTGCTGAAGTTTTAAGGCCGTCATGATTGCCCGGTTGCCTGTGTACAGCAGACCTTGAGTCGGTGCCAAGAATTGCACGACGTCATCGGTTGCAAGTGGGTAACCGTTAAATTCGACTTGGTCGGACGGGCCGAACCACTGTGGTCCAGCCTGATCCATGGTCGTAACCATTGCGGCGGGTAACCATTGGAACGAAAGCGGGCGTCCTGTGGCAGTGGATCGGCTGGTGATGTACCAGAATCCGCGACCGTGAAGCATAAGGTCCGTGACGAGCTGGGAGAAGATGAAGTTGCGCGTGACCTTCGGATCGGGCTGATCCATCCACGACTCGTTCTCCAAATAGATCTCTTCGTACTCTTCGCCAGTCCATTGCGTGGTGTAATGCTTCAGTTCTAAGCAGCCGACCATGGACGCAATCATTTGTATCGAGCGGGCAACAGTGGGAACAGAGAGGGCCAGTTCTTGCGACGCCCCGACGGAGTACGTATAGAACTGACCCACCTGTGCGGCAGAACCTGCTGCAGCCTGTATCGGCGCGGACGCAAACGCGGGGGTTGCGCTTACTTTCTTGCTACCGAAAAGAGCCATCACTTGCGAGTCTCTCACAGATTTTGCGTTTATGTAAGTACCCCTAGCCGAAAGCGAAAGCGGCTTTGCTGGTGCGGGTTGGTCGTCCTGCTTCAGCGGCCGCCCAAACCATGCAACGCGCCAACTCAATCGGACCGGGTGACTTTTGTGAACTGAGCGGTGCAGCACCTTCGGACAGTTTTACCATGACCGCCCTAGTGACGTGTTCCGCTAACGAGTTTTCGCCAGTGTGGCGCAACTTGTCTTCAATGATCATTGACCTGACCATCGGTGTCGCTGTTTTCATTTCGCGATAACCGACGATCTGAGTGCGTCTAGCAAAATCAGGCGGCACGTTCGGATGGATAGTCGGATTGACGCGGAGCTGCACGTCACGATCTTGCATGACACGGTTTACTTCAGCCCACATTTGGGCTTGAGATTCAACAACGAATTCAGTAGTGACAATAACGCGCCCATCATGCTGGACGGCCCTAACACCGCAGTATCTCTGGTCATCAAGACTTGAATCCACGGCAAGGATTCCACCCGGTGGCATTGCAATTTGAGAAACTAGGTCATGCCAAATGTTGGGAATCCAAGACTGAGTCGAACCCTGCCACATGTTGAGATGTTGCTGAATAAATTCGGAACTAGGCAAAGTTTTGTATGCGTCCTCAAGTGCTTCCCATGACACGGTCGTACCGAGCGCGGGATTACTCCACGGCCAAAATTGGCGATCCGAAACAGGCGAACCACTCGGTGCGCTCCATTCCGCGAAAAACATGGGCGACTTCTCGCCCTTATCAATTGAGTTGATCGCTCCCTCACGCATAGAAATCATCACTTCAGATCCAGTGTCGCCCGCCGTGCTCCAGCAGGAAAATAAGGGGCTTTTTCGAGCGACTTGGCTCGGTTTCAATGCGCCCCACACAACCTGCGGACTAATCGCCCAAATTTCATCAATGAGCAAAAGGTCTACCGAATAGCCAACCTTGCCAGCAGTCGCGGCAGCCGAACGGATTGTTGTGCCGTCAGGGAACACCAACGACTGACGCTGATACGACTTCATCAACTTTGCACCAAACAACTCAACCATCGGTTCAGCAATATCCATAAACAAATCGGCGGCGCGCTGGTACTCGTTAGCGACCAACATAATGGTCTGAGGCTCGCCTCGAATCGCGGCCATCTGGACGGCCCACCACGACGCCAAAATTCGGAGGGCCACACTCTTACCCTGTTGACGCGCCGACGTTGTCAAAGACGACCTGTGAATCAAAGTCCCAGTCTCACGATCCTCAAGTGTCGCATAACTAAGTTGCCCGGCAAGAGTGACCTTCTGCCACTCCATCAAACGCACGCCATACACACGCTCAGCAAAAGCCTCAACAGACGCGACATAGTCACCAGCTGCTTCATAAGGCGTAATCAATCTTG